GTGGGAACCAACACTTGGCAGATAATGCTTTAAAAGCACTTCGCAATATTAACGAATTGCCAATAGAATTGATATACACAGTTAAATTTTGTCCTGATGGATTCGAACCAAAAAACATAAGCAAATCACCATTGTACGCAACTAAAGGATTTACCACATCGGCCACAATACCTTTCATCACAACAATATCGTCCGATGTGTAATTGCCGCTTTCTTGCGCTAACGTAATCAATACGTCAAAAGCTGCAATAGTAATCTGTGCAGGCAATCTCAAATCATACTTCGAGTAATCACCTGCAAAAATCCTATCTTTCCCATATTTTATCATGGCGCGCGCCAATTGATCCCACTCTGGACCATGGGCATTAACACCAACCCCACACTCTGATTTCAGGGGATATAAAGATAATAGACGTGCCAATGGTAAAAAATACTGCCGTACAAGTAACTGCAAAGCTAGCGGTGCAGCTTGAAAGACTCTGACCTTGTCTTTGCTTGTCTTAGTTGGTTCGTCTTTTAATGTGGCCTTAAAGATGGGGTAAGCTCTTTCTCCTCTGCGATACACTTCCTTGATGCGTTCAGCCTCTTCCCAAAACTGTGCGTCCAACTGTCTACAGTTCTGATGTGTCTCTGTTTGTACGGGTTTTGTAAGATATATGTCCTTCGGACCAGCCAACGGAAAACCAACAGAGGTGTTCGCTTTAAGCGCATCAATGAAGCGCAATCCATCAATACCGTTAACATTTTCGTCGGATGTTAACGGTCGTAACCAAGTGTAAGCGTTTTTGTTTACAATGTCGAGCAACGGGCTAATATAATCTTGTACAGCCCAATTAATCAACTCCAAATCAAACCCTAACGTTGGATTGGACAATGGTACAAGTGATGTTTGCCACGGTTTCCATCGTTGGGGCCCGAATTTCGGGCTTCCCCACATATTGGGAACACCCATTACTTTGGTTACCGTTTGAGATATTTCTGTCTCTTCTACTTGTGACACTGGAGTGACACGACCAATGGTCTCACCAAGGAATTCTAAACTGGATCCCTCAGGCAAATAATTCACTGGGCTTTTAGCATGCAAGACCTCCGACACCTTAATGTTTACGCCATATTGGTTTGCAAGTATACTGCCTGCACTTGGAACAGATAAAACGCCCGGTTTCGCTTCCAAATAGTCTATGGCCAACATGATTGATTCCGAATTTAAAGCAC